AACACCACACCATGAGAACGGTCACCATCAGGGAACGCGGCGAAAGCCTCCGCTCCTATATGGGCAGCACTGGTAAACCCATAGGGTTCCAGATGCTCGATATTGTCTTTCAGCTCATCAGATATCATCTGGATTTGTAGCATCTGATTTTTACTGCGGGTATCAAGGTGGCGAACGACCGCGCGAACCAACATGTTCGACAGACCGCGCTGTAAACCAGTGAACATGCGATTCATCAATAATCATCCTCTTCATCTTTTTTGCGCTTTTTCTGTGGTTTATTTGGCTCAGGCAAATAAGCATTAGGGGGGCCAACACGAATTTGTGTCACTGTGCCGCCCTCATTTTTACTGTAAGTCACTTCCGCTATCAGCATTTCACGGTTGTTAAAGCCCAGCACGGGGTCAAATACTGTGACCAGTTGGTTGGGTGACCATAAATCACCGTTACCCTGCCGCCAGCCCTGTACCGTATAGGTCACCTCATCAGTACGCGCGGCGCGGCGTAGCATTTCGAACTGACTTCGGTCGCGAACAGTGGATCCAGTGGCATTACCGCTCTGCTTAATAACCATTGGTCGATACCGAGATACCCCACCATCAATTGTTTTTGCCCGGATCGCATTGGTCGTCGCGGTTCCGTAATCTTCGTCATTGCCTGACCTCTGTCCGGCAACCACGTATTCAGAAAAGCGGTCTTTGATACTCTGTTCGGTATCGCAAGAAATGATATTTTCACCCAACACTAACGCCGTCACTGTATGTGATGCCCCTACTGGGCCTAACACCAATGCACCGGCGGGATTATCGTAGGCCAGCACCTGCTGGATGCCCATCATCTTATCCAGCACATCCACCACAGTTTCGCCGTAATCCACCTGCAATCCCTGCATGGGGGTATTTTCTACCCCAGCATTGACCACGGAGACACCGAAAGGGGCGGCTAACTGAGTGGCTATCTGGACAAAAGAGCGCCCGGTAAACTGGGTTATCAACGCGGCACAATCAATCAGGTCTTCTGTCTTGCTGCGCCCAACAATGCCCACGGACACTGATCGCGCGTCATAGCGCACCGGCGTGGCATCGATATAACCGGTCATCACCAGATCAGTACCAATCAATACCGTGACCAAATCGCCCTTTTTCACTCGCGGTTGAAGATGGCCCGCCTCTTCGCTACCGGGCCATTGCCGGGTGATCTCTACATTGAAATCGCGCGCCAACCGCTCAATACCGGCCGAGATAGAAACAGACGTCCAGCCTGCCCACTCACGGCCATTGACCCGTAATGTGACATCATTATTCATCGTATTGGCACCTGTAGCGTTTTCACCGGCACAAAGCCAGGATGAGTTATCTGGTTACGGCCAATAATGTCGGTTTCACGTGCGGCAGAGTCATACCAGTCAGCCGCCAGCACCAATGCGGGTAGCACTTCATCCGGGGTGCGGAAGGTGGTTTTTTCTATCTGCTCGAGCCGCATGCTGATATCCCGATTCACATCAGCCCGCACAGTATTGATTGCCAGGAACAAAGCATCATCCGTCACCCGCAGCAATTCCTGATCAATGGCGGTATTCAGCGTATCTCTGACCTCGGTCAGTGATTCATAAGTTACCGGCGGGGTAACGGTCGCATTGTCATCCAGTGAGGTCACTGCCGGATGCGTGACCAGCGGCAACTGCGCTTGAGGCGTTACGGTGGCAGTTAGCGGCGGGCGGGCCTGTGGTAAGTCAGACACGCTTTGCGCGGCTTCCGTCAGCGCTGTGGTGCGGATAGCTTGAGCTACAACATTACTCTGGGTAGTTTGGGTCTGAATGGTCTTGCTGTCGGTTTTCCATACCCCTTTCGGGGCCAGATCACGGCCCACAGTAAAACCACTTAGCCCCTTAATTTTGTTAATGATGTCATCGCTGTTGCTTAGCAGACTATTACCCGAACGCCACATGCGTTGCAGTTGGTTTACGAAGTTCATGCCGGAACTGGGGGGCATCAGCAACACTGACAAGTCACCATCGAGCAAGCGCCCCGCATCAGCAATGGCAGAATTCACACCGTCAAAGGTTTTGATAGCGGTGTTCATCATGTCGCTAGCATCACTGATAACCCCGTTCTGGATAAAATCAGCCATACCCTCCAGCCCGAAATCCTTACCAAAGGCATACGTGACGCAATCGGTCATGGCATCACAGGAAGAAACCAGCTTCTGGCCCGTGGCGACACCGGAAGTAGGGAAAGAGAGTTCGCCCGCTTCGACAAAGGCAAAGCTGATGGTACACATGCGACCATCAGCCGCGTTGTGGCTAACCCTGATTTCACCATTAATACAGACATTTAACTCACCATATTGCGGATGAATCAGCTTGCCCGGCCCCACCTGATTAATAGCAATAATCAACTGATCCCGTTGTGCCTGATAATCATCGCCAATCAGATAGGCTGAAATGGTATCGCGTCGCGCCACCCGCCCCAGATCTTCGGAATAAGGTTTATCGCGGTTGGGGTATTCGTGAGTCTGTGTCCGGCGCCCGAAAGTGGCCTCATCTTCCTGCGTTTTAAATGGCACACCACGAAACGAGGCTGGTAATAGCTTATCTTTCCAGCTCATACATTCTCCGGACATAAAAAAACCCACTGAATGTGGGTTATATTTTAATATTGGTAATTTAAAATAGATTAAGCAATTACCATGTTAGTGATTTATTACTTGCCTTAAGATTCTCGTCATACATCATGTTTATCATGACGTAATTACACATATTAAGCCCACTATTACAGTAATCTTTAATGACACGATCCATTATTTTTCTGTTTGTTGCTTTGGTGGCGAGTTTGAATGCATTTAGATTCTCGTCCTCCATCATGCGTAGCATCGTATCTTGGCACATATCTAGGGTACCATTACAATAATCACTCTTAACCGTACCTTTAATATATTCTATCACTTCGTTTTTTTGAGCTTCGGACCCATCAAAATCCATTGGGTGAACAAACTTAGCATTAACAGAAAATGCCATTAAAAAAAGTGATGCCGCTATTGTTTTTCGCATATTCTCATCCAGATATATTATTAATATATTTAATAAGTTTACCTGAACTGCTTACTTCTTCGCAAACCGAGTATAGCCAACATCATAGCCCACACCAAAACCAGACTGACTGGTTTTAGTGCCGACAACTGCCATGCCCGGAGGGGCGTTATCAAACTTAACAGTTATTTCTCCATTGACGGATTGCGGTCTAACTGAAGCCAATGGTGCTTTAGAATTCTGGCTACCGTCCATATTCAGTAATTCCTTCATTCGAGGGATAAACCCACCATAGCCCCTGTCCTGATCTCCTTTATTCATCTTATCAACCAGAATATCGCCTTTGGACTTCTTGGTATCCTGAGATTCTTTACTCAAATCGTCCAGTTGCTTAAATAAGCCGATTATCACGCTAATAGTGACCATCTGCCCACCATACGAAATGAGTGTTTTAAGTGCACCGTTAAGTCCTCTGACGCCTGCACCACCTGCATTAATCCCTTTCAAAAAGGAGAAAGCAAAATCGCCAGCCATATACAGAGCCAGCCCTTTCATTACCCCCTCCCAGCCACCCACCATATCGACGATGGGCTTAATCTGATCCCATACATCCTTGAACACCGGGCCAACCGTATCCCAGTTCGCCACAATCAATGCACCCGCACCGATTAACAAGGTGAGTAACTTACCCAGCGGGGACATCTTGGTAACGAAATTCATGATACTGATAGCTTTAGTTACCGCCGTAACACCAGTAGCAACAGAAATTAAATAAATACCTAATTTAAAAACTGTCTTTATTAATTCCGGATTGGCTTTAACCCATTGCCGGAATTGCTCAACTAAAGGCTGTAATTCCTTCGCGCTTTCTGCGAGATAAGGAAGAAACATATCACCCAGTGTAATACTGGCTGCTTCCAATTGACCTGTAAGTAATTTAATAGCGTTAGCTGTGGTGGCCGCTCTGGATTCATATTCTAACTGCATTGAACCAGAATAGATCTGGGCGTCCGCAACTCTATTGAAATTATTTTTTAATAAATCGAGATTAGCTAGTAAAGGTGCTATAGCAGCAAGCGATTCTTTACCAAATAGCTGTGTCAGCATTGCCGACTGGTCTGCCTTTGGTAACTTATTTAATGACTCTAATACTTTAAGTATTGCTGCCTTAGAGTCTTTTTGCATATCAGCTGCGAGTTGTTTGGGGTTAATTCTTAATGCGCGCAACGCTTTTTTCTGTGAGGCTGTCGCGGCCTTCCCTGAGGTTAATGACAGCATAAAGTTTTTAATACCGGTGGAGGCTATTTCTGATTCCACCCCCATACCGGCAATGGTGGCCCCCATAGCGGCAATTTCCCCTGAAGCCAGACCCGCGATCCCACCAAGCGGCCCGATCCGAGTGACAATTTCAGATATTTTTGCGGCATTGGCAGGGCCGTTATTACCCAGGTAGTTAACCTTATCAGCCAGTGTCACAACCTCGCTTTGCGTCAGCTTAAACGCTGTGCGCCACTGGGCCATCATCTGCCCCGATTCTTCAGCCGTCTGATCGAAGGCAATACCCATTTTAATGGCATCAGTCGCAAATGCCTTTAAATCACTGCGAGCAATACCTGCCTGACCACCAGCTGCCACAATAGCCGCTATTCCATTAGCAGCCATTGGGAGTTGCGTCGAAAGCTTTAATATATCCTCTCCCATCTCTTTAAACTGAGCCGGAGTATCAAAGTCTACGACCTTACGCACATCAGCCATAGAGGATTCAAATTCCATCGCCTGATTAATGGGAATAATGAAAGCACCACCAATGGCTGCGCCCATCATTGCCACGCTCTGCATCACGTCTTTAAATTCCCCCTTAAACTTACGCAGATCCTTCTGCATGGTGGTCAACGCCGGAGATAATTTATTGACACCAGTAATAATCGCCTTTAACTGAAAACTATCTGACATTACTTAGCTCCGAATTAATGCGTTCGGCCTGCGCCTCCATCTCAAATATTTTGGATAGAGGGCAAGCCATGACAGTAAGGGGGTTCATGCGCCAAAAGTAGGCAATATTGTAGATTCGGCTGGTTAACTCATTGATACTTCTGATGCCGTAAAAAAACCAACAATCTGCATTGAGATGGTAATCAAGTCTTTCGGTAATATTTGCTTAGCTGATGAAGGGGGAATATCGGCCAGCACCGGCAAATAGGCCAGTGTGCAACTCATGTCAATTTTAGCGCTGCCGTTATCAGAGTAAGAGAACGGCATGCCAAACTTGGCAATTTCGTCATATTCAGGCGCGCGAATAGTTAGCTCTTTGACCTTCTCACCACCCACGGTAATTTCTTTGGTTAATATCACAATCATTGGTAAAAGCCCTCTTGCCCGTGGAATTCCATATCTACCGTACCTTCCTCGGCGTTATGGTTCGCTTCGCCATGCAACCAGGCGCTGGAAAGTACATACACCTGACCGTTTGCTAATTCACTGGTAATGGTCATGGTGTCTGCGGAAATGATCTTACTGATGGGGTAGTCTTTCGGTACTTTGAAAGTCCCTTTGGTATAGGGTGCGCGGTGAGTTTCTTTGTAATCCACTGAGCCATCCAGCCCGATCACATCATCTTTCACCGCCGTGTTCATTGGCACCTCAATGCCACCGGTCAGAGATAATTGCTGACCATCAATTTTAAAAAAGCAGGTGCCGCCAATTCGAGCCATTTAAACCACCTCTTCGCTATATTGCAGACGGAACTGATTAAGCAGCGCAAATACTCGCAGTTGGTTGACATAATCAGGTGGGAATAGCACATCAAGCCGGTTAGGGTTATCCGCATTGCGCTCGACGATCAGGTGTTGTTTGAACAGTTCAAAGTTCTCAACAATGCCCGCACGTTCCAGTTGGCGATAAATGGAGAGCATCTCCCCCTTAATTACATTCGGCGTGACAATCGCCTGACCAGCACCGAAGCGAGTGCCATCGTTCGCTAGCTTATGGCGCGGATACTTACTGGTGATAACTGACTTCAATCGGCGTAACACAAAGGCGCTGGTATGCAAGGTTTCACTGTCTAGAAAACTGTTGTCGGCATTACCGTAAACGTTTTTCTGATACGTAGTGATATCACGCTGAATGCGCAACACCCCGCCTTCGCTGTAAGCCGTAGCGATGCCGTGGGTTAACAGTGATTGCTGCTCTGTCAGAATGAAGCGCTGTCCGGCAAGTGCGGGAAGAGCATCATTTAACAAGCCAGTTTGCGTGGGGCGAGCCGGATCATTACGGATAAACACCGCATTGCGCGCAGTCCTTGCCGCAACCAACTCATCGGTCGCCATCTGCACACCGCTTTCATACCCGGCAATAGTCAGATGGGGGTCATTGAATGTGGTACCAAAAGCCACCAGATCCGACAAATCACCCACTTTTGCGGTGTACACATGGCCGTATAACTGCCGTGACCAACTCCAGCGCCCGGTATCGTCGTTCATCTCTTTACCGATGGTGGCCAGTGATGCTGAGTCATTGAATGGAAAAGCGATAAAATCAAACAATTCATCGCCTAAGGTGGCAATGGTTGCAGACAGTGCCGGAGCACCGGCACCGCCAGCCATCGGAACAATGGCCACATTCACGCCAGCTGGGTTTTGTTCTCCACCAACAGTAGCGCGATAGTTCAGGCTGATAGGCAAACCGTTACCAGTAAGCCCGCTGTTTTTGGCTGTAAGAGTAACGACGCCCGCCACCGCACTTGCGGTAATCGGCAAATCAAGCAGAGCATTGACCGCAGCAGCGATGCTGGTACCGATAATCGTCGGAGTATCCAACGCAGTAACCACGACTTGCACACGTGTAGAGCCGATATAAATCGACAAGGTGCCAGAGGCTTGTGCAGTACCGGTCACCGTTAACGTACCTGTTGCAGGAGTGCTGGCAACTTCAGGGACGGCAACCACCCACAACTCACCAAAGGGATCGACGGCACGGTATGCCGCGACCATGCGGGCTAACTGGCTACCCCGTCCGGCCACCTGCCCAGCCCTGTCTGCTGACGGCATAATGACGAGCGTATTTTTCTCAATCGAACTGGTTACCAGTGCATGGGCAATAATGAGCGAAGGCCCACTGTCTTGTGCCGTATTTGCCGCGCTGTTGTCCATTTCGGCAAAGAACAACGGCACCCGTAAATCATTAGGGATGTTGTTAAAATTCATTGTTTTTTGGCCTTCTGCTCAGGTTGAACGATGGGTGCCGGTAGTGCAACGTCTTCAGGTTCTGCGGCCTTAATGGTCACTTCCCCAGACGCTACTCGGCGGTGCCAGTAAATATTTTCATCGACGTTTCGGCCCTCTGCGGGCAAAAAGTCACCTCTGACCGGGTCAGGGACTGACCGGCCATGTTTAGGGATCACATGCATAAGGGGTTACTCGTCGTTGAGGGTAATATCTAATTTGTGCTCAATGGTGCCGTCAGGTGTCATAAAATCGACGTTCACCATAATTCGTTCCAGTTCTTCAAGTTGCTGAAGGTCGTCCCACTGATGGGTATCTTCGACTGTGATATCCCGCGTGGCTGAGAAATCATATTGGTAATAAAGATGAGCGCGGTTCATATCCAGCAGGTTGCCACCGTCATACTGAATCGGGTCATAGCAAGATTCTGGTTCCCAACCCAACAGTGCTTTAAACAACTCAGCACGGATGTTATCAACGGCATCAAACGCAGCCTTTTGCCCACGTTGATCAGGTGTGTTATCCAGCACCACAATCACAGCAAAACCATCAGTGAGATCCTGCCAGTAGTCAGTTTTTGACTTTTGTTCACCGACATTATCATCCAGCGGAATTACCCAGGCTGTAGGTAGTTTCATCTTTGTAACTTCAGGAATAGGCTTGTATTCAGCCGCCCCAGATACTCGATCTTCAAATGATGGACAACGCAATCGAAGTGCGGCAATAACTAATGAAAGTTTCATTTTTTAACGGGCCTCACTGAGCTTTGCAGCGCTTCAAACAACACTCTCTGAATCCACGCCTGCCGGTTGAATAGCGCTTGTTCCATAAAGTTTTTGCGGGGTTTGATTTTCCAGCCATCCCCTCCTGCACCACCACGTCGGTGATTCTTATTACGACGAGCGCCACGTTTAACACCATAAAACAGGAAGGCAGGATAGAATGCCCCTTCGATAGGTCGAGAACCTTTACCGCCTTTCTGGTTCGGGGCGATCCGGACGAGGAAGCCGGGGCGGTTGGCGGTCGCAGTTGGGACACGATAACCGATAGATTTAGCCAGCCGCCCCGTACGATAGCCTGGCACTTCCCCAGCTTTCGATATGGCCCGCCGTGCCACCAGACGCCGCGCTTCACGTAATACATTCTGACCGACACTGACAAATGCCCTACGTACTCTCGCTTTGTTAAAGGTGATTTCGGTTTCTTTATCAAAATCCACATGCAGATACAGGCCACTGGTTGAATTTTCAATCGCCATTAACACCCTCCCCGATAACGTCCACAATTCCCAACTCTTCAGCAGTGATAACCAAAAAGCGGCTGGCTTCATTCAGGTTCGTGGTTCCCTTAACCCGGTAAACCATCTTATTAATCACCACTTCATCATCGGTAGTGACGCCCGTTCGATAGCGGATAACAATGCGATGAGTAATGGCAACATCAATCTGTACTGAACCAATACGGACAGAATCACCAATAGCAGACAGCTTTGCCCAGGTATCGAAGGTATTGTGATAGACGGTATCAACCCCCATATGGTCGCTACCGGGAACATCTTCACGGGTACGAAATTGGGCGCGCTTATTGAGTTCACCGGGAGCCGGTGGCCGATAGGTGGCGTTGATTTCAGTAAAGCGGCGCTGAGTCATGGGCTAAACCTGTAGGAACCAACCAGAAAATAGAAACTCATCGGGACTTCTGATTGTTCGTAATCGCTGACTGATGAGCGGTTTTCGTACCAATGACTGATGAGGGCCAGCATTGCTAACTTGATATCACTGCTGGCAATAAGGCCATCTGGATCAGTTTCTGGCACCTCTTCCTCATAAATATTCCGGTTTAAGTAGCGAGTAACTCTCTTTTCTGCCGCGTCGGCATAAAGTTTAAGCAACTCATCTTCATGATTGAACTCCGGATCTATTCGACACTGGGCTCTTATCTGTTCAATTTGCAGTAACATGATTAGCTCTCAGAGGTATTATTTTTTACCTTTTTTAGCCGCTGGCTGCTCTGGCTGCTCTGGCTGCTCTGGCTGCTCTGGCTGCTCTGGCTGCTCTGGCTGCTCTGGCT